ACGGTGCGGAGGTCAGGAAATCCGCCCACCATTGGGGGCGGGTGCCGTTCGTGGTGCTGGAAAACAACATGGAGCGCGGCGGCGACCTTCTGCCCGTGAAGGGGCTGATTGACGCCTATGACTTGCTGAGCTCTGACGGGACGAATAACTTCCTTGACCTTGTAGATTTGTACTGGGTCATACAGGGCTATGGCGGGGAGGCAACAAACGCCATTGCCCGCAAGCTGAAAATCAACAAGGCGGTCAATATCAGCGACAGCACGGGGCGCGTGGATGCGAAGCAGGTGGAGCTTTCCGCCGAAGGCAGGCTGGAATGGATGAAGATGCTCAGGCGGGACATCTACCACCTCGGCATGGGGATAGACGTGGACGCGGAAACCTTTGGCTCCGCGCCCTCCGGCGTTTCGCTGAAGTTCCGCTATGCACAACTGGACTTGAAGGCAAACAAGATGGTGCCGAAGCTGAAAGCGGCGGTCAAAGACCTGCTTTGGTTCGTGACGGATGACTACAACAGGAGGAACGGTACGGCGTATGACAGCAGTGCGGTTTCTGTAGTGCTGACGAAATCACTGATCGCAAACGATTATGAAACCGTGCAGATGATAAACCTGTCAAAAGGCATTGTCAGTGACGATACGCTCCTGGCACACCACCCGTTTGTGGATGACGTGAATAACGAAAAAGCCGCGCTGGAAGAACAGGCGGAACGGGAACGGGAGCTGTTCGATGGCGGCTATGGCGCGAATTTCCACGCGGAGCAGGATAATACAGGCGGTGAGGCGGAGTGAAGAGCGCGGACTATTGGGCGGGGCGTATGGAGCTGTTGAATGAGAATCTCATGCAGAAAGCTGACGCGCTCTTGCCGGATATTCAAAAAGCCTATGAAACAGCAGCGGAGAATATCCAGCAGCAGATAGAAGCGTTTTACCAGCGTTATGCCGGACAGGAGGGCATTTCACTGGCGGAGGCAAAACGTCTGCTTTCCCCGAAGGAACGGCAGAGGTTCGGGATGACGATAGAGGGCTATATCAAGGCGGCGGAACAGGGAACGGCTGACCCGAAGTGGATCAGGCAGCTGGAACGGACAGCGGCGCGGGTACAGGTTTCCAGACTGGAAGCCCTGCGTTTGCAGATGCGCCAGCAGATTGAACTGCTGGAAGGCTGGAAGGACAGTGCAATGACACGGACGCTGGGAGAGATATTCCAGGAATGCTTTTACCAGACCGGTTACGAGATACAGCGGGGGCTGGGCGTCGGGGCGGCATTTGCCACATTGGACGCTGAAAAAATCGGGAAGGTGCTGGCGAGGCCGTGGAGCCCTGACGGGAAGAATTTTTCCGCACGGATATGGGGTGATGACAGGGCGAAGCTGCTGCATACGCTGGAAACCACTGTAACAACAGGCATCATTATCGGCGAAAGCCCGCAAAAGACCATAGATAGGGTAAGGAAGGCAATGGGCACCTCCAGCGCGGCGGCAGGGCGGCTTGTGCTGACCGAGGGCGCGGCGTTTGCGGCGATGGGGCGGAAAGAATGCTATGAACGGCTGGGCGTGAAGCAGTTTGCTTTCCTTGCCACGCTGGACGCCAAGACCTGCTGCATTTGCGCAGCAATAGATGGGCAAGTGTTTGATTTGGAGGACTACCAGATCGGCGTGACCGCCCCGCCCTTGCACCCGAATGACCGCTGCACGACCGTGCCGTATTTCGGGGATGTGTTTTCGGCGGGGGAGCGTGCTGCGAGGGACGGGGATGGGAAGACGTACTATGTCCCGGCGGATATGACGCACCGGGAGTGGAAGAAGGCATTCGTGGAGGGGGATATGTCTGATTTCAAGGAAGTGGCAAAGGGCATGTTCCACGCTGCTGCCGGGAGCGCCGCAAAGGCAATGGATGGCTTTATCGCAGGGCTTGAGGATATACAGGATGAAGATGTCCGAAACGTGTTCCGTAGGCTGGCGGAAAATACGGCAGTACATACGTCGTTTCGGAAAAATTCCTATTACAGAAAAGGCGAAATTTATCTGACAGGGACGGTTTCCCCCTCAACCATTGCACACGAACTTTTTCATAAACTCGACCATGATTATGGCATATCGGAAAGCGGTCATTTGACCCAGAGCATCCGAAACGACTACCAGCGGCTGAAAAATATGGCGGAAGGGTATGGTGGGGCGGTTGAAGATTTGTTATACTCTAAATATCCGGAGGCGTTTGTGCAAATAATAGATAAAAGAAAAGTAAAAGAAGAATTTAGAGGTATTGCAGATATTTTGAGTGGAATGTCTGGTGGGAAGATACAGCTGGGATATGGCCATAATAACGGATATTGGCAGAAGCAAGTATTTATGCTGGAAAAGGAAGCATGGGCACAGTTTGGCAGAATTTTATATCAGGATGATAAAAAGGTTATAGATATGTTGCAGTTTATATGTAATGAAACATATCAAAAAATGCTTCAAAAATTTAAGGAGGTCAGCAAAAATGTATTACGGTAAAATGACCGAAGAACTTAAAAAACTTTATATTGAGTACGATAAAATTTTTGGTGTATATCCAGAATTTTATATTGATATGGAATATGGACAGGCTGACTATGCAGATTATGTTTCAGACATTAAAAAAGCGATTGAAGAAAAAAAAGAATTGCCTTATGTTGCTGATTATGAGGAAAGCGACTGGTAAAAGGAGGAGCAACGAATGAAACGTCTGGTAAAAACACTGACCGGCGAGAACGGGCAGCTATACACTGTGCAGGACGGGAACCGTGTTCTTTTGGCAAACTGCATTCCTCAGCTTGAGATTTATGAGGAAGTTACGCATATCCCCGCTTTAGGGGCTGGTGCAAAGGTCAAAAAGCGGCACATTAGCCTTGTCTTATGCGGGGAGCCGGAGTTGACGCGGGAAGTGGATACGGGATTTTTCCGGACAGTCAAAAGATTTGACCTTTCGGCGGATTTCCAGAGGACAGACGGAGTGTTTGAAACACTCTTTTTTGATGCGCTGATACCGGAGGAAATTGACCTTGACGGGGATTGGACGTTTTTGGTGTTGGACAATCCGGAATTATTGAAAAAGGCTTTAACACGGTTTTAACTATACTTAAAAGATTGATTTTTTCTGTTTCAATCAATATTGCCTTGACATTTAGGTGTGACGGAAATATAATAATGGTGTGACAATAAAGGGGGTGCAAAATGAGTCCAGCCGGAAGGCCAAAAGCAGATAATCCCAAAACGAGCAGATTCAGTATTCGTCTTGATGCGGAAACAGAAAAAAAGATTGAGTTTTATTGTAAAACACACGGCATTACAAAAGGCGAAGCTATCAGGCAGGGGATTCATTTGCTTTTGCAACAAGAAAAATAACAGTTACGCGCCGATCAAAGTTTGTAACTGTTATTTCGTCACAGGAAGTTACCTTCCGTAAATATTATAATGCAGAAGGTGGCTTCTTTCAAGAGTACAAATTGAAAGGGGACAGAATAATGGGCAAAAACATCATTCACAGCATCTATCAGGAATACTGCGACAGCATGGAGGAAGGACGCGAAACAAGGCTTGCAGCCGAGGAAATGGAAAAAGGTATCCGCGGGCTTTGTGATGAGGAAACAGCAAAGAAGATCGGGAACATCGTTCTGGATTACAAAACGGTTTCCGATGCGGAGCGGTTTGCGGAAGGCTTCCGGTGCGGGGTACGGCTGCTGATAGAATGCATGGCGGGCGGCACGCCTGTGCCGGAGAACTGCGGCGAATTATTACAATAAGATTGAAAGTCAAGGCGGAGCAATCCGCCTTTTCAAATTGTCCTGACCAGACGTGAAACAGGTCTTTTTTTATTGGGAAAATGAAAGGAGCGAGCGAAATGAAGAAAGAAGATTTTTTGAAACTGGGGCTGACGGAGGAGGCAGCCGCGGCGGCAGAAGAAGCCAGCCAGAAGGAACTGGAGGGCTATGTCCCGAAGGAACAGGCGGAGGCCTTACAGGCACAGATCACACAGCGGGACGCGGACATTGCAGAGCTGAAAAAGGCGGCTGGCAGTGATTCAGAGTGGCAGGACAAATTCACCGCGCTTGAAGACAAGTACAAAAAGGAAACGGAGGCTATGGCGAAGCAGCTGGCGGACACAGCGAAAAACAGCGCGGTCGATATGGCGATCCTCAAGGCGGGCGGCAGGAACGCGAAGGCGGTCAAAGCGTTGCTGGACATGGAAAAAATCACGCTGAAGGAGGACGGCACGCTGGACGGGCTTGACCTGGACGCGCTGAAAAAGAGCGACGGTTACCTGTTTTCGGAGGAAACGGCAAGGATTGTCGGGACGGGCGCGCAGGCAGGCACACAGGACGCTGACAGCATAGCGGCGGCGTTTGAAGCGGCGGTAATGGGATAAGGAGGTTTTACAATGGCAATCAACACACTGGAATATGCAAAGATTTTTTCGCAGACGCTGGACAGGCAGATGCTGGCGGAGGCGACTTCGGGCTGGATGGAGGCGAATGCCGGACAGGTGAAATACAGCGGCGGCAACGAGGTGAAAATCCCGATGATTTCCACAAGCGGGCTGGGGGATTACGACAGGGACGAAGGCTTTAAGCGCGGCGCGGTCACGCTTTCCTACCAGACCATGATTATGACGCAGGACAGGGGCAGGACGTTCCACCTCGACGCGATGGACGTGGACGAAACGAACTTTGTCGCGGCGGCAGGGAATGTGATGGGTGAGTTCCAGCGGCTGCAGGTCGTGCCTGAGATTGACGCGTACCGTTACAGCAGGATCGCCGCGCTGGCGGCGGCAAAGGACAGGGCGGCGGAGCAGACTGTGACTGCGGAAAACGTGCTTTCGCTCCTGCTGGCGGACATTGCGAAGATACGGGACGAAATCGGCGACGCAACGGAGCTTGTCATTTCGATGTCAGGGTTGGTCACGCCGCTTTTGGCGCAGTCGAAGGAGATGCAGAAGAAAATAGACGTGAGCGATTTCAAGAAGGGCGAAGTCAGCATGAAGGTGAAAAGCCTGGACGGGTGCCCGATTTTGCCTGTGCCTTCGGCGCGCATGAAAACGACGTACATGTTTTATGACGGGGAAACCACCGGACAGGAGGGAGGCGGTTTCAAGCCTGCGGAGGGTGCGAAGGCCATCAATTGGATCATTATGCCGCGGAACGTGCCCATTGCGGTATCCAAAACAGACGTAACGCGCATTTTTGACCCGATGACGAACCAGCAGGCGCACGCGTGGAAGATTGACTACCGGAAATATCACGACCTGTGGATACCGGAAAACAGGCTTGCCGCCGTATGGGTCAGCAAAGAGGCGTAAGGAGGCGGTTTTATGTACAGGCTGAGAATGTTGAATGTTGTGAGGGAAACGGATTCGATGGTGAAGCGTAACCTCTTGATTTCTCAGGGATACGAGCTGATGGAAGATGGGAAATCAGGAAAACTGCCGGAAGAAATGACTTTGCCGGAATTGAAACGCTTTGCGGAGGAAAACGGCGTTGATATTTCAGGACTGAAAACGAAAAAGGAGATTGCGGACGCAATCCGTGCGGCAGAGGAGGAAAGCGATGCGGACGATGAAGGAGCAGACGGAGCTGCTGGATAAGCTACTGGGAGGCGGCATCGACACTGAAATTCTGCTGTTCGCGCTGGAACGCGCGCGGGAACTGATACTGAACTACTGCCGCCTGAAGGAGCTGCCCGCAGGGCTGGAAAACACCCTGCTTTCGCTCTGTGTGGATATTTACCGTGCGGAACAGCCGGGCAGAGCGCAAACTGTGGGAGCGGTCAAAAGTATTACGGAGGGCGATGTTTCGGTTTCCTATGGTTCGGCGGCATCGGCGGCGGAGAACGGCGGCATGGCGTTCCTGAAGGATTACACGAAAATACTGGACAGATACCGAAAGGCGGGGTGGTAGTATGCTGGCAGGGATGCGGGCGGCGGCGGAAACGTTGTATACTGGAAGGATGGACGTCATTGAGTACCGGCTCATGGAGGACGAAAAAACAGGGATTTCAAGGCATCAAGAGGTTGTTGTGCTGGAAAATATCCCCTGCCGTCTGTCCTATGGCAAAGCGGCGGCGGTGACAGACGGGAGCGCGGCGGAAAACGTGCAGGAAATCAGGGTGTACTTTGCGCCGGATATTGCCGTTCTGCCAGGAAGCAAGCTGTGCATCCGGCAGAACGGCATGGAAGCGGCGTACAAATCCAGCGGCGTGCCGAAATGCTACGCAAGCCATAACGAAGTGGCATTGGAATACTTTGAGAGGTGGGCGTAGAGATATGGCAGGCTGGGGGAGCTGTGAATTTTCAGAGCTGCGGCGGCTGGCGGAACGGATGGACGACTTGCAGGCGCATGTGGGGGAAATCTCAACGACAATGGTGAAGGAGCTGGCGGCGCGTATGCTGGATAAAGTGACAAGGCGTACGCCGGTTGGCAGAAAGCCGAAGCTGGAAGGACCGAGGACGGAGCGCGTCAGGGCTTTGCCGCGCGGTGGCGGGCGGGGGCGTTCGTACCGTGTGCTGACGCGGAATGGCGCGATACTGGAGCGGTATTGGAACGGGTATGTCGGCGGGAACCTGCGGCGGAGCTGGCAGGTCGGGAGTGTTGTGCGGCGGGGGGATGCCTTTGAAATTGAGGTGTTCAATACCGCCGAATACGCGTCCTATGTGGAGTATGGGCACAGGCAGCGTCCGGGGCGGTATGTCCCCGCGCTGGGGAAACGGCTGAAAAACGGCTGGGTCAAGGGACGGTTCATGCTGACGGTTTCCGAGGAGGAACTGAAGGTGCAGGCACCCGCCATCATTGAAAAACGGCTGATGGAGTATTTGGGAAGGATTTAAGACCTTGGGGACGCTGTCCCATGGTCTTCATAATTTTAAGGAGGGTTAAAAATGAGTTTAACAGCTTTTTTGGCAGAGAATGCAGAGAGGATTGAAAATGTGGAGTACGTTGCGTCACAACGGTTCAAGGGGGAGGATGGCAAGCCTGTTCCGTGGGAGATACGCTGCATTACCAGCGAGGAGGACGAAAAGCTGCGCCGGAAATGCATCAGGTCTGTGCCGGTGCCGGGGAAAAGACAGCAGTACCAGAAAGAAACGGACTTCGATATGTACCTTGTCAGGCTGGCGGCGGCGTGTACGGTGTTCCCCAATCTCAAGGACGCGGAGCTGCAGAACAGCTACCACGCGATGGGCGAGGAGGAACTGCTGACGCGCATGCTGACGGCGGGGGAATATGCCGACTATGTGATAAAGGTGCAGGAGGTCTGCGGCTTTGAGCAGGGGTTTGAGGAGGAGAAGGAAGAAGCAAAAAACTGATATTGGACGGGGATGCAGAAGCGAATCTGGCATATTACTGCCTGCACCGGCTGCATATCCTCCCGTCCGAAATGCTCTCCCTGCCGCGCAGGGAACGCGCTTTCCTGATGGCAGCGGTTGAGGTCTATGCCGAGGCGCAGCGGGAGAAGGAAAAAGAAATCAATGAAAAGGCGAAGGGGAGGTGACGGCATGGCGACAATTCGGGCGGCGATTGCCCTTTATGACGGCGTGACTGCGCCGCTGATGCACATGAACCGCGCTCTGCATGTCGTGCTGAACAGCTTCGAGGCGATGCAGGCGGCAGGCGCGCACCCTGTGGACACAGCCGCCATCCGGCAGGCGCGGGAGGAACTGGCGCGCGCGGAAACGGCATTCGACAGCATAGAGGAGGCAATCCGGCGGGGTGAACGGCGGCAGCGCGGCTTCAACCAAAGCGTGCGTGACGGGACGCAGGCGGCAGGCGGTTTGTTGTCCAGAGTGCGGCAGATTGGAGCGGCAGTCGGGGGTGCGATTGCAGTGCGGCGGCTTGTCGGTATTTCGGACACGCTGACAGGCACGACCGCCAGATTAAACCTGCTGGCAGATGACGGCGGCAGTGTGGAGGAGCTGGAACAGAAAATCATGGCTTCGGCGATGCGCTCCCGTTCCGCGTATTTTGATACGGCGCAGATGGTCGCTAAAATGGGGCTCAACGCTGGCGCGGCGTTTGAAAGCAATGATGAACTGATTGCGTTTGCAGAACAGGTGAATAAGCAGTTTATCATTGGCGGGGCGAACGCCGTCGAGCAGAAAAACGCCATCATACAGCTGACACAGGCGATGGCGGCAGGCGCCCTTCGGGGCGAGGAGCTGAAATCCATACTGGAGGGCGCGCCAGGTATTGCCCGCGCGATTGAGCAGTATATGGGCATTGCGGAGGGCAGCATCAAGAAATATGCGTCACAGGGGCTGGTTACGGCGGAGGTCGTAAAGAACGCCCTTTTTTCTGTGGCGGACGAAACGAACCGGAAATTTGAATCCATGCCGCTGACATGGTCGCAGGTGTTCACAATGGCGGGGAATGTCGCGCTCAAGGCATTCCGGCCGCTTTTAGCAGGGATTAACCTGCTGGCAAACCATATCGATATCATAGGGCCTGCCGTGCTGGGACTGGCGGCGGCGTTTGCGGTGTTCCAGATAGCGGCGCATTGGACACAGATTGCTGCTGTGGCGACGGGCGCGTACCATGCGGTGGTTGGGTTCTTAACGCTTGCGTTTGGCGTGCTGACAGGAAATATGCAAATGGCATCGGCGGCAGCACTTTTTTTTAATTCCACTCTACTGGCTAACCCGATTACATGGGTGGTAATGATTATCCTTTTGCTGATTGGCGCGCTGTATGCCGGAGTGGCGGCGTTTAACCACTTTACAGGTGCAGGCATTTCGGCAACGGGCATTATTGGCGGGGCGTTTGGCGTTCTGCTTGCCTTTGTTGGGAATATTCTGATTGCACTGAATAATGCCGCGGCTGATGCTGCGAATTTTATTGCGAATGTATTTCATGGCAGGGTGGAGGCAATCAAAGTGTTTTTTTATGATTTGGCGATAACAGTAGTGGGTTATTTGAGAAATATGGCACAGGCTGCCGAAAACTTACTCAACGGAATTTTTGGTATACAGGCGGACATTACCGGCAGCTTGGGAATGGACGATTTATATGGTGATTTACAGCAGCGTTCACAGAAAGCGAAAACGAATTCCGGCTGGGTGGAATACGTTGAAAAACAGGAATATCTGGACTATGCCAGTGTTGCCCGCAAGGGCTACGACATGGGCGCGGGTGCTGTGGACTGGGTAAAGGACAAGCTGGGCATTGGTACGCCGGACACATTCGACGACCTTTATTCTGCGGCGGCGGATACTGCCGGAAATACGGCGAAGATGGCGAACGCGATGGAAGTCGCGGAGGAGGATTTGAAGTACCTGCGGGACATTGCCGAACGTGAGGCCATCAACCGCTTTACGACGGCGGAAATCCGCATTGAACAGCACAACGAAAACCATATCGGCTCGGGTATGGACGTGGACGGCATCATGGACAAATGGTGCGGCACATTTGCGGAACAGCTGAACGTGCAGGCGGAGGGGGTGCATGTGTAATGGCTTACAGCTTTTTTCTGGACGGCGTGCTTCTTCCTGTGACGCCGGGAAGCTTGCAGGTGAAAATCAAAAATCAGAATAAGACGGTTTCCCTGCTGAACGAGGGGGAAGTCAATTTCCTCAAACTGCCGGGGCTTTCGGAGGTGCAGTTTGACGCCCTCCTGCCGCAGGTTTCTTACCCGTTTGCCAACGGCGGCAGGGAGCCCGCAGACTTTTACCTCTCCAAACTGGAACGGCTGAAAACAGGGAAAAAACCGTTTCAGTTCATTGTTTCGAGGGCGGCACAGGGCGGAAAGCTGCTGTTTGACACAAATATGAAGGTCAGTCTGGAGGATTATGAGATTTCGGAGGACGCGGAGGAGCTGGGGACGGACGTCAAGGTCAGGGTCAGCCTGAAGCAGTATCGGGATTTCGGGACAAAAACGGTCACGCTGGAACAGCCCAAAGCGGCGGGGGGAACGCCGGCGGCGGCCGTAACACAGGAGCGGGCGGCGGAGAGCGCGCCGAAGCCAAAGACGTATACGGTACAGAAGGGTGATTGCCTCTGGAACATTGCGAAAAAGCACTGCGGCGACGGGACGAAGTGGAAGGAGCTGGCGGGGCTGAATGCAGACAAAATCGTCAACCCGAACCTGATCTATCCGGGGCAGGTGCTGACACTGCCGTAGGAGGTCAAACATGATTGTAACGATATTAGAGGGCGTTGCCAAACGACTGAAAGAGGATTTCCCCGAAATGAGGGTATATGTAAACGAGGTCGAGCAGGGCCTGAATCCGCCCTGTTTTATGGTCACTGTGCTGGAGCCGAGCCGCGCGAGGCTGGTCGGCCAGTGGTGGCGGCAGGAGCAGCTTTTTGACGTGCAGTATTTCCCCAAAACAGAGGATACTAACGAGCTGTACGCCATCGGCAGCGGGCTGTTTGATACACTGGAAACGATTGCCCTGCCGGACGGGGAACTGCGCGGTACCGGCATGCGGTTTGAAACTGTGGACGGAGTACTGCACTTTTTTGTGAGATACACAGTATTCCTGCGGCGGAAGAAGCCGCGGGAGCATATGGAAATGTTACACGTAAAAGAACATGTGAAGGAGTGAGGACATGGCGGAAAAAAAGACGGAAAACAGACTGGACATGGCAAAGCAGGGGCCTGTATTCAGCAAGGCGGCAATTTTGGGCTTCCAGAAATACGCGGGCAGGCGTGACCTGCTTTCTGTGCTTCTGGAGGAAAAGGATTATACGCTGGCTGAGGCGGACAGGCTGATTGATGCATTTATGGAAGGGGGAAAGTAAATGGCACTTGGAGGCGGCACGTTTTTGGTACAGAATAAGGTTTTGCCCGGCTCTTACATCAATTTTATTTCGGCTGCGCGGGCTTCGGCGGTGCTTTCGGACAGGGGCGTTGCGACAATGCCGCTGACCAAAGCCCGGATGATTGGCAGAGGCGGGATGTGGACCAGGTATATAGCCGGTTTTTTGAAACCACGTTGGACTTGATGGGCAGCGGCTTGTTTCAGGGCCTGGCTCACCCGGACAGCGTGAAGATTTTCGGCCACGCCTATACCGATGAGGAGATGCGCCCGCTCAGGGAGCTGTTCGGCAGCATCCGGCGGGCGTACCTGTATAAGCTGAACAGCGGCGGCCAGAAGGCGGCGAATGCCTTTGCCGAGGCGAAATATACGGGCAGGCGCGGGAACGCGCTTTCCATCGTGGTCGAGCGGAACGAGGCGTTTGAGGAAGAAACCAATGAGGTTTATGACGTTTCAACGCTTTTGGACGGCGACGCGGTGGACGTGCAGAAGGGCGTGAAAACGGTGGCGGAGCTCCTGCCGAATGATTTCGTCACGTTCAAAAAGGACGCTGTGCTTGCGGCAACAGCTGCCGCGCCGCTTACCGGCGGGACGGACGGAACGGTCAAAAACGCAGCATACCAGAAATACCTGGATAGGATTGAGGCGTACACATTCAATACCATGGGCTGCGCAACGACTGACCCGCTGGTGAAAAGCCTGTTTGCGGCGTTCACGAAGCGGCTGCGTGATGAGTGCGGCGTGAAGTTCCAGACGGTGCTGTTCCGGCAGGAAAAGGCGGATTATGAGGGCATTATCAGCGTGGAAAACGGGCTGGCCGGGGACGACGCGAATCCTGCTCTGGTGTACTGGGTGACGGGCGCGGAGGCTGGCTGTGAGGTCAATAAAAGCCTGACGAACCGCGCCTATTCCGGGGAATGTGAAATCAATACCGATTACACACAGACGCAGCTGGAAAACGCCATCCGCGCTGGGAAGCTGCTGTTCCATAAGGTCGGCGACGATGTGCGGCTTTTGACGGATATCAACACGTTTACCAGTATCACGGATACGAAAAGCAGTGATTTCGGCAGCAACCAGACCGTGCGCGTGCTCGACCAGATTGGCAACGATATTGCCGCGCTGTTCAATACGAAATATCTGGGGAAGGTGCAGAATGACAATGCCGGGCGTATCAGCCTGTGGAATGATATCGTCAGCCACCATAACCAGATGCAGACCATACGCGCGATTGAAAATTTCAGCGGGGATAATGTAATGGTGGAAAAGGGCGATTTGAAGAAGTCTGTTGTTGTGACGGATTATGTGACGCCTGTGAACGCTATGGAACAGCTGTATATGACTGTGGTAGTGGAGTAAAGGAGGGAGAACATGAACCAGAACACGATGCACGCGCGGGAGGCGATCTCCGCCGCGCTCGCGGAATGCTACATCACGATTGACGGGAACCGCTACAACTTTATGCAGGCGATTTCGCTGGAGGCGAAGTATACAAAGACGAAGGTGCAGGTGCCGATACTCGGCAGGCCGGCGAAGGGCAACAAATCCACGGGCTGGAAGGGGACAGGAAGTGCGAAATTTCATTTTAATTCGTCCATCTTCCGTATGCTGATGAAACGGTTCCAGGATACGGGCGAGGATATTTATTTCGACATACAGGTCACGAACGAGGACGCGACCAGCACAGTCGGGCGGCAGACGGTAATCCTGAAGGACTGTAACATTGACGATGGGGTGCTGACGAAGTTTGACGCGGACAGCGAATATTTGAGCGAGGAAATGAATTTCACGTTTGAGGGCTTTGAGCTGCCGGAGGAATTTGCGGATTTGGACGGCATGCTTTAAGACCTTGAGGGCTTTGCCCTCAAACACCCACAAGCCCTTTGAAAAGGGCTTGACCCTAAACTTTGCTTTCAACCGCGCATTTGCGCGGTTGCAGAAGGGTCAAGGGGCGCAGAGTGTCCAGTGGACACTCGTTTTGCGCCGACCGGAGCGGAGCGGAGACCGTGCCCCTTGCAGGGTTTGGGACAGCGTCCCAAGGTCTTAGGTCTTGGGTCCTCAGGAGGTGAAACATGTACGAAGATATGACATACGAAAGCCTGCTTGCGGGAATGCTGGCGTACGCCCTTGAGCAGGCGGCGGAACGTGAGGAAACGCTCGACAGCCGCGAGGGCTCCATGCTCTGGTACGGCTCCGCGCCCGCGGCAGTGGAGGGGCAGAACCTTTATATTATGCTGGACACGATACTCAACGAAACCTTTGCGGATACCGCCACCCGTCCCTACCTGCTGCGGCGGGCAAGGGAACGGGGGCTCCTGCCAAAACCCGCGTCCTATGCCATCGGGCGTGCGGTAACAACGCCGCCAGAGGTAGAAATCCCCATTGGTGCGCGGTTCAGCATGAACGACCTCAACTTTGCCGTCACCGAAAAGGAAAGCCCCGGCGTGTACCGCGCAATGTGCGAAACGCTGGGGGAGGCGGGCAACGAGGGCGTCGGGAAGCTGATACCGATTGAATATATCAAGGGGCTGGAAAGCGCGGAGCTGACGGAAATACTGATACCAGGCGAGGAGGAACAGGCAACGGAATCCTTCCGAAAGGAATACCTCGACAGCTTTTCTGTGCAGGCGTTCGGCGGGAATATTGCCGATTACAAAAAGAAGGTAAAAGCATTGCAGGGCGTGGGCGGCGTAAAGGTCTATCCGGTGTGGGACGGCGGCGGGACGGTGAAGCTGGTGCTGATTGACAGCACATTCGGCAGGCCGACTGATGAGCTTGTCGCTGCGGTGCAGACCGCCATCGACCCGGAAACAAACCACGGCGGAGGTCTGGGGCTTGCGCCCATCGGCCACACGGTTACTGTGGAGGGCGTTTCGGAAACGGCGGTCAGCATGGAAACGACGCTTGCATATCAGGACGGCTGGGCGTGGGATGATGTGAAACCCCATGCAGAGGCGGCTGTGGACGGATATTTCCATGAGCTGGCGGAGGGCTGGGCGGAGCAGGAAGGCGGGCTTGTCGTGCGGGTGAGCGCGGTGGAAATGCGGCTGCTGGACTGTCCCGGCGTGCTGGACGTGGGCGGTACGAAGCTGAACGGCCAGCCGAAAAACCTGACGCTGGACGAAAACGCCATACCGGTAAGGGGGGAAATCATTGGAACGTAAGATGCTGGACTATTATCCCCATGTGCTGCGGAGCTACGGGGAAATCAAAGGCGTTGCCGACAGCCAGCAGTGGCTGTTTGAACGGCTCTGGGCGGCGGCGGAGAGGGTATTTGAAAATCAGTTCGTGGAGACCATGGACGATATGGGACTAACACGCTGGGAACACATCCTCGGCATACGCCCAAAAGGGACGGCAATGCTGGAGGAACGGCGGTTCGCGGTCCTGTTGAAGCTGAACCAGGCACAGCTGCCCTACACATACCGTTCCCTGCGGCGATATCTCGGTTCGGTCAGCAGTGATTTTGAAACAAGGCTGAACCATAACGCCTATTACCTCTGGCTGCGGGTGCGGCTGGAGGGATACCGCCAGCGGGACGAACTGGCGGGGGGGCTGCGGCAGATGCTCCCGGCAAATATCGTGCTGTTCATGCGGACAGAGATTCCGCAGGAAATCACAGGGCCGCGCCTGTGCTTTGCGTCCGGCGTAACGGTTGTGAAACGCCACAGACACAAAGCGCAAGCGTACAGGCATAAAGCGCAGGCGTACAGAGAGGGGGTGTAACATGGCAGGTTTTCAATCAACGATTACAGAGCTGGGAATGGAAACGCTGACGCGTTTTCTTGCGCTGGGGGAGGAACTGCGGCTGACGCGGGCTGAGGCAGGGAGCGGCGCTGCGCACAGTAATTGGAACACAAGGACGGAGCTCGTGCGGCCCGCAGACGTAAATATCCAGATGGGGGAAAAGGAGTTTGTACAGAGCGTACCGTCCTATCTGCTGATACCGGTGCATATCAGCAACGCGGGGCTGACGGAGCAGGTATTTATCCGCGAGGTGGGTATTTTTGGGCTGGATGAGCGTGGGAAGGAGTTTTTGTTTGCGTATTCGTGGCTGGACGGCGGGGATACGGACAATTTCCTGCCGCCCGCAAAAGACCCGGAAGGTGAGGCGGATACGGTACACGTCCATGAAATGATACTGCTGGCAACTGACCAGATTAACGCCGCTGTGCGGATTGAGGTCAGCGGCGGGTCGTTCGTGACGGCTTCGCAGATGCAGGCGTATGCGGTGAAGAAGCCGCGTGTCAATGGCAAACAGGGGCAGTACCTGCGGCTTGCGGATGATGGGACGGAATGGGCAGATATTGTGCAGGCTCCGGACTTTGACAACCTCCTTGCATGGCCAGGCTGTACCCGCGTCACGCCGCCAAAGGAGGGAGAAACATGGACGGAAAGCATTATCACAACGGCGGGAAACGTCCTGCGGGCACAGCGCGTGACGGTTAAAAACGGCGACGGGGATTATACGGAAACATATACGTTTTACGCGGAAGACGGCGCGGCGGTGAAGGAGAAATATGTCGTGCATACCAGCAGGGACGGAACAGCGGAGACTTGGCGGGAAGAAGTGACGAAGGAGGACGATGCGAATGGGTGAGCCTCGAAGCTGGGGGGAAGTCATAGGAACAATAACGAAGATATTCAGCGGGATAAAGGAAAAGATAGGTCAACCGGAGGATGGGGGAACAGTTACGCTATTCGGCAAGCTGAACGGTTTTCTAAATGAGGATGGACAGGGCGTTCGTGTCGTGAAATCCATACAGCGGACCGTCTGTTCCAATACGGGCAGTACGAATACTATTACCATTCACCCTGTAAATCCGGAACGCTGTATTGTCCTTACGGAACGGCTTTATAATTCCAGCGAGTATCTTTTAAGCTACAGCTATGACCTTAAGGCGGATACTTTAACCGCGCATGTTTCCGGCGGCTCCACGCAAAGCTGCCGCATCGGATTCTGGATTATTGAATTTTTCTGAGGAGGGCAGAACATGAAAAGAGTTAACATAAATATCGGGGGGGGGGGTACTTTTACGACATAAGTACCCTGTAAGGAATCAGGCCGGAGGTGGACGCACATGACACCGAAGGACTGGAACACACAGGAAGAAGCCATTGCCGCAGCAAAGGCGGAGATACTAGCGGCGATAGGGAGTACGGATGCAAGGCTGGAACTGGGCATGGTGAAAAGCGTGCAGAGGGGAGTTATCACGTTTAATTCAACGAAAAATGAAACGGTTAAAATCAGCCCTGTTGATATAACGAAATCAATAATTTTGCATGGAGGTGCAATGCCGTGCAGTGGAATCGTAGCCCATAATCCAGATTATTGGGATGCCCAACTTCAGCTGATAGATGCGACAACAATAACTGCGACAAAAAATTATAATGCAAATGGTCTTGTTACCACTATATCATGGCAGGTTATTGAATTTTACTAAAGGGGGATGCGGAATGTTCAGATATGCACAGATTAACGAAAATGGATATGTTGTTTCGGACAGCCATCTTTCCGGCGTTGTGGAGGCGGACAACATGATACCGATCGCGCCGGATTTTGATTTGAGGAACAAGCGCTGGAACGGGACAGGCTGGGAAGCCTATGAACCGGAAGAAGAACTGGTACCGCCGGACAAAGCACAGGCGGATATGGATTACCTGAAAATGATGGCTATGCAGGAAGCTATGTTTCCTGCCGCTGTATGGGAGGTGTGAGGATATGAGCGCAGATTTTGCAAAATTGAAGGGCTATTTTGACGGCGGGCTCTGGACGAAAAAGCAAATCGGCGATGCTGTGGCAAAGGGCTGGATTACGGCGGGGGAATACCGGGAGATTACCGGGGAGGAATATGTTCCTGTGCTGTCACAGCTGGACGTGATACAGGCGGCTGTGGAGAAATCTAACGAGGAACTGCGGCAGGAGGGTGCGGACGCGCTGACGATGGAGCTGCTGGAAGGGGGTATTCTGTGATGGAGAGGCTTGTCGAGAGCCTGAAACGGCTGTTTGCAAATGGGAAAGTGACAAAGGAAAGACTGGCACAGATAACAGAGGCCGGAACTATAACGCCGGAAGAAAAGGCATACATCATGGCTGGGAATGAGAAAGGAGCGTAAATATGAAATGTTTACATAAAATTTCGGGGGGGGGGGCACTTTCTAGCAGATAGTTTCCCCTGTGCTGCGGCGTGTGCTTGCCAGTCGGGAGGTGGTCTGTGATGCCGCCGAAAGATTGGGACAATATCAGGGACGGTATTGCCGCGCTGCTGGACAGGCTGATTGGAAACACAGGTGATACTGGCGGGAGCCAGACGGCAGGGACGGTGATGGCGAAGGAAAATGCGATACTGAAAAAGATTGAGGATTTAACTGAGCGACAAAGAATGTTTTCAAGGGAACAAATTTGGGGGCATTGGACCACGCTTGGAAATGCGTCGGGAACAGTCAGAGTGCAATATGGTGAAACGAAGTCTACTACGATAAAAGTTCCTGAAGGGGCATGGTTTGCATATTTGAGAACCAGAGTATCTTCATGGACTGGAGCGGAAAGGCCGAAAGGAGCCCCGAATGGAAGTATAACGATTGGCGGAACGACATATCCAGTTTTGCTGGCAAACAGCCCTTATGTGGATGGCCAATACAGGTACTATACAACAACTTATACCGGGTTCAATGAAATGGGAGGATCTCAGAGTGGTGGAATAGCATGGAATGGTTTTGTTCCGATGTACCCTTGTTTTACAGATGGCGAAATTGAATTTGCTATGAAACTATCATCCCAAGATGCAGACTACGCTGGATATGTATGGGGAACTGTCGAGATATATTTTCTAGTTGGAGAGGAGTGACGGAGATGTTCCTATACTTGGGGGAGAACAGACGCATTGCTGCGTTGAAAGATAATATTTCACGATATGATGCAAAAAAACTGGAGCAAAAAGGAATAGGTGCATACTTCGATGGAGAGTTTAGCTTTTTTATGGGCGAGGGAAAGCCTGGATATGAAAAAGCCTTTTATCTGAACGAAGACGGGACGATTCGTGTTGAGTATGAAAAAATCCCGCCCCGCCAGCCAACGCCGGAGGAAGTCATGCAGGCAAAGCTGGATTACATCATGATGATGGCGGAATAGGAAAAAGATACAGAGGGGAGGCGGAGGGATGATGCAGAGTGAAGAAATACTCCGGACGATTCTGGCGGCTGTGATTGGCGGCAGCGGGGTTGTTGGCCTACTGTTTTACCCGATACGGGTTTATATCGACAAGCAGATCGAGCGGCATATGCTCCAGAATGAGTTTGAGATCAGGCGACGGCAGATTAACAGCGAACTGGACGAATGTTACAGGCAGTGCTTTTTCTGGATACAGTTCTATATCACGACAGGCGAAGCGGGGGACAATCTGGAGCAGGCGTTCCAAAAGCTGTATCTGGCTGAAGAACGGAAAAAGGCACTTGAGAATGAAATGCTGGCGAGGACGGGAGGCGAACAATGAAGCGGGGCGCGCAATGCGGACGGCGTTCATGGAAAATCAACAATGACACGATGACAACGATTGTTTTGTTTTCGTTGTTTTTTTGTGCCGCCGTTACCATAGCAGGGCTGGTTCTGGGAGCCTTCGACCATGATGTCAGTGCTGTGATTGACAGTACACACAGGATTTTCGGCACGGAGCTGGGCATTTGCGGCCTGATGAAGATTTACGATAAGGGGGTGGAACGGTCTGAGCGGAAAGCTGCGGAGCGGCGAAAACGAAGGGACAGGAAGGCTTCGGAAATCAGTCCTGAATGTGAAGAATGGAGGAATGCAGATTGAATGATAAATACAAGGTTACGCTTCAAAACCTGTTGACAGTGAAAAGCATTGTCACTATTGTTTTAACGCTGGTTTTTTCGTACTTGTCTGTTGCAGGGAGAATCAGCGGAGAGCAGTTTTTAACAATATTCTCCGTGGTGGTGGCGTTCTATTTTGGGACGCAGTACCAGAAAGGGAAGGAGGAGCGCGGCAGTGACGAATGAGGAATTTATAGAATGTATTGGCAGGGCGGCGGTGAAGGAATATACACGGTTCAAAGTCCTGCCTTCGCTGACAGTAGCACAAGCCATTCTGGAAAGTAACTGGGGGCGTTCAGGGCTGTCACAAAAAGCGCATAACTATTTTGGTATGAAGGCGGGGAGCGGCTGGAAGGGCGCGACATACAGCGCGAAAACGCAGGAACAGACTCCGGCAGGGAAACCCTTCACGGTCAATGCCGATTTCAGGGCTTATCCCAATCTACAGGCTGGTATCAGGGGCTATTATGTATTTTTGCAGTATCCCAGATACCACAACCTGAAAGGCGTAACGGACTATAAGGAGGCGTGCAGGCTGATCAGGGCCGATGGCTGGGCAACGGATTTGAAATATACGGACAAGCTGATCGGCCTGATTGAGAAATATGGACTGGCGAGGTTTGACGAGGAGGTGTTGGAAGTGGTGGAAAAGGATGAGATCATCGTAAAACGGAAGGACGGCAGTTCTGAAAAAATCAGGCTGGATATGATCCGGAAGGACGGGCATGTATACCCCTATCTGAGGGGGCTTGCCGAGCCGCTTGGCTATCGGATCAGCAGTCAGGGACGGGTGCCTGTCCTGATTGAGGAGTAACTGGATAAAAAGCCCTGAACGGGGCCTTTTATAATGTAAAAAGAAAAAATAAAAACAATAAAACAAAAAATAAGTATATTTTGAATTTGAAGGAGCGTGTATACTTATGGATAGTTTTATTGGATGGATAGGCGGAAAAAAGCAGCTGCGCAGGGAGATCATAAAGAGGTTTCCTGCGGACGGCGTGAAGAGGTATGTGGAGGTTTTTGGCGGGGCCGGATGGGTCCTGTTCGGGAAGGAGCCGCATGAAAAGGAAATCTATAATGATGTCAATTCGGAGCTGGTGAACCTGTTCAGAATGGTAAAAAGGCATCCGGAGGCGCTGGAACAGGAAATATCCCTGACGCTGAACAGCAGGGAGGAGTTTGCACGGCAGCTTGCACAGCGGCCGGATGGGCTGACAGAGCTGCAGCGGGCGGCACGGATGTATTATCTGATCAGGGTTTCTTATGGCTGCAAGTTGAATACATATGGCATGAACCAGAGGGATGCTTCGGTAATCAAAAACCTGCAGACGGTCCACCAGCGGCTGAAAAATGTGGTGATTGAAAATAAATCCTTTGAAGAAGTCATCCGGCAGCATGACAGAAAAGATACTCTGTTTTACTGCGACCCGCCTTATTATAAGGCCGAGAGGTTTTATGACATTGGCGGAGGCTCTTTCGGCAGGGAACAGCATGTCCTTCTGCGGGATTTGCTGGCCGGTATTGAGGGAAGGTTCGTTTTGTCCTATAATGATGATTCGTTTATATGGGAACTTTACAAGGGCTTTTCAATCGAGCCGATAGAGAGAAGCAATAACCTTGGGGTCGTTGTTGGCGGAAAGAAAACGTATAAAGAATTGATAATCAAAAACTTCTAAACTGCTTATTTTTTTTTCGAGAGTAAATTACAGTTGAGGTAATAACGGAGAGGAGACAGTCTTATGGTTAAAATCAATTTGCTGGCAATATTGGAAGAGGAAGGCATAACACAGAGCCGTCTGGCGGAGCTGACAGGTATCAGGCCTGCAACAATTCATGAGATGTGCAGGGGCACATGTGAACGGATCAACCTGAAGCATCTGAAAAAGATTTGCGATACGATTGGCGTTTGCGCAGAGCATATTTTGCATTACGATCCTTATGAAGAGCAGGATGAAAATGAATAATTAAAAGCATGTAAAAAGCGGCTTCAAGAATGATTCAAAACGGGTTAAAAAGTACGGTGAAAAGCCGTTTTTTTAATGCCTGTAAATTTATTATTCTTGATGCCGCTTTTTTGCCATTTTAAGTGCCGCTTTTTGCCATTCTTGATGCCGCCTTACAGCTGGAAGGATACTATGTCAGGACATTGGGAACGGCGGCAGATGGCATCCCCGCCGTCCGCCATTTCATCATTTTCCAGAAAACAGACGGCTCCGGTCGGATGTGCAGGGCTGAGGCTGACCCGGGTACGCTCTGCCGCTGCACCGGCGTGCGGGATAAGAATCTCAGACTGATATTCGAGCATGATGTTGTACGGCGTAAGATCTGGGGCGAGGATGTGATTGGGGAGGTCATCTGGTCTGATATAGGGCTGACGGGATTTTTCCTGGAGGCTGCGGATAAAGACAAAAAAGGCGTGTCCCATAGCTACCCGATCAGCAGGGGCGAGTTTGACGACGATGAGAGAAATGTCAATACTGACGAAGTCATC